CTCCTCGTCCGATTCCTATATTGGAATTTCCATCCAGATTTGAGTTTAGAACAGCAGTTCCGATTCCTATGTTGTCATTCGCGTTTTTACTGGCAATAAGCACGTTTCTACCAATTCCTATGTTGTCCTGGCCAGTCTCATTTTGAGTCAGAGCATACGTGCCTAGCGCTATATTATTACTGGCAACATTCATTTTTAAGGCTTCAAAACCGATGCCAATATTATTGCTATTATTACTATTGCTATATAAAACGTTTGTACCGATGCCAATATTATTGCTACCAAGATTGGTATATAAACAACTTGCACCAAGGGCTACGTTGTTATTGCCATCAAAATTAAAAAACAGGCTCGCTTGGCCGACTGCCAGATTGTTACTGCCATTTACGTTTCCTGCCAATGCAGAATCCCCGAATGCACAATTGTTAGAGCCACCGTCGTTTGACAGCAACGAGTAACTACCAAAAGAGGAATTGTAGCTTCCAGTAGTGAGATTATAAAGAGCATATACCCCTGCGCCGGTATTATGAATACCAGTGTTGGTATTGTTACCAGCCTTGGTGGCAGCAAAGAAGTTATAAGTATCTTCCGCAGTATCTATAAAATAAGTTGGACGCCCAGCACTATATACATCCGCAATAGCTATTGTACTATCTTTGATAGTCTTTCCATCAATATCGGCAAAGGTCACTACATTATCAACAACAGAAAGATCAGGACCAGTTACGTCGCCCGTCCCCCCCCCTCCCGCTACTAATTCCCAGATACCATCAATATAACCATTTAACTCATGCGTATCAGTATTATAAATCATCATCCCATTAGCAGGAATTAAGGCGTCTCGTTCGGTAGTAGTTAACCTGGAAAGCAGTAGCGCCCCTGTAGTAGTTTGAAGTTCAATTAATGCAGACGGCGTTGTCGAAGAACTGGGTAATCCTCCAGTAAATAAAGAGCAAACATGGGAATCCGGCCCAAAATCATTAGTTATAAATCCAACTGGAGTAAGGCTATCAACAAAAATTAACCCTACATCATTAGTAAATTGAACATGACCTAAATTACCAATCTGATTAACAGTTAACAAAGTACTTCGTTTTGAATTAGCTCCAAAAACATCTCTTAAAAGAGCTCCAACCTGATCAATACCAACTCCACTGTCTTGAATAGTTTTCCCAGTATTATCGCTAAAAGTAGCTATATTATCCTGTATTGCACCATTAGGACCAAGCACATCTCCATTTCCCGCACCAGTATCTATAACAGACCAGACACCATTTATATAACCATTAAGATTATGGGTATCTTTATTGTATACGATCGCTCCATTAACTAGGGTAGCAGCCGGAATTGCTGCTATTTCTGCTGCAGTTAATTGCGGCGTATAAAATCCATTATTATTATTTGTCTCACTTGGAGAAATCGCTAATGATGAAAACCTTGTAATAGGGGCTTTACCCATAAAATCCTTTTTAAATTAAAAAAATTAGGATTCTTTTATGGACAAGCAAAAAACCAAATACGATTTTAAGTTTCGTAGAAACTATAATTGGAATTTAGACGGAGATATGTTAACCCGGTTATGACGTGTTAGTGTCTCGTTTGACAATTACTTTATGAAAAAGTAACAAAACTACGATTTTGAGTTTCGTAAAAACTAATAATTGGTATTATACCATATTTTTATTAAAATGTTAAAGGTAATTCATTGAGTCTGCTATAAGTAACTTCACAATCAAATTCTTGAGTATATCCATTAGAAAAACATACTAAACTATCACTTATACTTGGGGAAGTACTAAATTCTAAATGAATCTGTAATCCTAATTCCGCTACAATATCTACCGTCTGATATGCTTTAATCTCAAATTGATTAATATAAAATATTTCAATAGGAGAGATTTTGGTTCTAATCTTTTTTAGATTAAACCTCATATCTTTATCTTTAGTATTACACACCATAATTTGATTAACCCATAATACATTTGTATCGGCCACTAAAATAGTAGTAGGGAAAGCTGAAAGATTAGCAAACGGACTACTAGGATAATCAACAAAAATCCCCATAATTTATTGTGGGGTTGGAAGCACTGTTTTTAATTCTTGAATAGACACTATCACATCTTCACAAGATTTATTTAAATAGTTACACATCTCTATATATTGAGGGGTTTTCTCACCGGTAAAATTTAAAACCGGAGTACCATATTTTTTGATATCCTGAAAAGCATACTCACAATCGATAAGAGCATTTGATAATTTTTTTATAGATTCTTTGTTGTTTACCATAAGGTTGCCTTTAACTAAAGTAAAACAATATTCTAACACAGAATTATGTATTATTAAAAAAATCTTTTAATCTTTAGGTATGATATAAAACTCTTCCCCACATAGCTCTACTTCTTGTTCTGGTTGTATTGTTTGATTAGAAATATTAGGTGGTATAGATAAATAATTATCTATATGATCAACTGTAAAATCAACACTATACTTAACACCATAACCTGCCAACACTACATAAGTCATTGGGTCCACAACTGCTAGCCCATATTTTGCTATAGTACCCGTTGTATTAACTACCTTATTAAAACCTTTTTTGAATTCACCTCTTTTCATATCATTTCCTTCTTGATAATAAATTTTGTATATATCCTTGATTGTTAACCATAATAATGCACCCTAACTAAAATTGTATCTTATACAAATTTTGTGGTTATTAAAACGAGAAAATATTATTATCTGTTTTAATCTAGATATTTCTAAAATTAAAGTCTAGCTACGGATAAATTCATATTAACAACAGTTGATGTAGAAGCATTTGTTGTTTGTACATAAACTTCTACATAATCATTAGTAGTAAACTGTACATAAACCGAAACAGTCAATGAAGTTAAATTACCAGTAGTAGGTTCATATTGATCAGTAGGAGCTAAAACTTGTGCCCCGTTTTTATAAATACTAATTCCTATAGTAGTTCCAAGTGCAACATTATGAGATATAGCTACATTAGCTGTTACTAAAGTATTAATAATTGGGGTTCCTGTATATTGTATACGGTTATCCACAGGAGCTGTGAATTGATTTAAAGATGCAGTTGTAGTAGTCCCATCAATTTTAGTATAAGTATTTGCAGCTAATGTCGTGGTCGTAGCATTTCCGGACATGTAAATACTTCCATAGGGTCTATCATCTACATAATGTTTAGTAGCCGCATCTTGAGAATTAGTAGGATCAGCAAAGTTAATTCCTTTATAACCATAAAAAGAAACATCTCCATCAGCAGAAATATCATTTAACCGTAAATCATCAATTCTAGTGTTTAGATTAGCAATATCCGAAGTATGACCAGCTACGGTTATTAATAAACCTGCTACTTGTGTTTGTAATAATGCTATTGCTGCAGCAGCAACTCCTATCTCGGTTTGTAAAGTTGCTATCTCTCCTTCTATAGTAACTATTTCTGCTTGAATGCCAGCTATTTCCGCTTCTATTGCAGCTATTTCCGCTTCTATTGCAGCTATTTCCGCTTCTATTGCAGCTATTTCCGCTTCTATTTCGTTTTCCAGAGCTGCTATTTCTTCTTCTATACTAGCTATTCCTTCCTCTAATAAAGAAAGAGTTACATAATCAACATCAGGAACAGCAATCTCAAATTTACCTGTTATAGGTATTATTTTAGCTATTCCTCCGGCAGCAGTAAGAGGATCGGTAGAAAGTATCTGAGCAAAAGGTGTAGGTATAATATTAGGTGAGTTTAAAACAAAATGCGTCGTATAAAATCTACTATTAATAATAAGAATATCTGCTTCTGCAAAACTTAATGCATCTGACTCTTCTGGCCTATTAGAAGGGGTACCACGCCATATTCTACCTGCAAGATAATCAAGCCCAGGAATAGGAACAGCACTTAAATCAGGTAAATTATCAATACTAATAATTGGGTTAGGAGCAGGACGATCAGTATTATCACCTATCCAAATATTACCTTCCGGAAGATTAGGTAAATTATCAATACCAATAATTTGAGAAGCACTGGCATGATTAGTAATATCTCCTACAAACACCTGACCATAAGGAAGGTCTAAACTACTTGGAGGAATGGAACCAAAAGTACTAATTATTCCATTTGTATTATATACAAATCCATTTGCTAATGTGCTTAGTACTTGCGCATTTGGCAATTCATTATTAGGGAACCCGATAACAAAAGAAGCTTCTGTTAAAACATCAAAATCATGCTTTAGATCAATTATCTTTAGTCTAAGATCAATTAAAGCCGGGGAAGGAGTAGCAACACCTTGTCTATCTCCAACTAATATATATTCGGGATCAGCTAATACTCTTCCCGTAACCGGCGAGATAAAATTATGTAAAACATCAAATTTCATGCTATTAGATGAGATATAAAGTTAGTAATATTTTGAATATCATTATTAAAATAGGTTGTTACCGAGTTTTCGTAATATGTTAGGATTTCGGGCGTTGAATTATCTAATTCAGTATTAAGTAGCGGATCGAGGTAATATTGCATTCTATAATTAAAAAGATTATCAAGTGTATAAAGTGATTCTATTTCTAATTCTTTTGCTACTATTTCTTGAGGACCAGCTGTCATTGCTCCAATCAAGTACATAATTAAATAAGCACCTTCTAATATTTCTAAATTTTCTAAGTTATTAGCTAATTCTTGGACTTCTTGTAGTTTTTTAGTAGTTAAACACCATTTTTTAGCAAATAATTCCGGATTAGCTCTTAATTCAATTATTTCTTGGCGTGCTTTACGTACTACAGGAGGAGAGACAGCAAATCCTACATCTCCAAGACCAGTCCCAAGTGATAATATGCAATAGCGATTAGCTATTGGTTTTATTGCCTTAGCTATTGCATAAGCAAAAGAAGAAGGATTATTTTGAGTCACTCCTCCATCAATATAATTATCAGTACCAATTGTCCAAGGAGCAAAATATAAAGGCGCTGCACTCGTCGCCATTGCGACATCCGCAATTAAATTATTTTGTCCTGTTAATATAGGAACAATTATACTATTTGAGAAATATATGGGTGTATTAGTAGTTTGTGAAAAATCAGTTTCAACATCATTCTTTTCAAATGAGGTAATTACTACATTTGTATTTACATCTTGAAGAGTTTGCACCCCAAAAACAGAGTCTAATTTACTTTTTAATCTCATTGTTCCTATTCCTGCAACATCACTAGGGTAGAAAGTAGGATTATGAAAGGGACCTCCAACAATAGTATTTATCTTTGATAATGTAGACGGCATTACGGAGGGGGTACCGGGATTCGTAGTAAAAATCCATGGGCCGTCAGTAGTGAAAAATCCTTGTAAATCTGTAGGTGATAATCCCATAGCATAACCTAAAGCTTGAATACCCCCTATAGAGCTTCCTGCAATAACATCAAAATATTTCCAGATTTCATTAGGGTTAATTCCCCATTGTTGTATAAATAACTTTAGAAATGTAGCGGAAATATATCCTCGCATACCACCACCGTCTAAAGATAATATTCGGAGTGTCCTAGGATCGCTCATTTAATTCTCCCAATCCCAATTTATATTTCTTAATTTCACTAAAAGTTCAGAATATGGTAATACGGTCGGTTCTTCCGGATCGGTATAAGGGTCAGGCAGCCTTGGGTTTTTTACCGGATAAGGATCACTCTTTACAAGTGGGGGCCTATTTTGTTCGTTAGGAACATCTAAATATGGTTTACCTACCATAAAACCAGTCCAAACAAGAGAATCTCCTCTCCATTCCATTTGTTTAACTAAATCTTTATGGTTAAAAGTAAAACCGCTTTCATCACAAACCCCCAGTGCCGAAGGATGTTTTGGATCAATAGTTACGTATTTACCTTTCCAACGTTTTACCCATCCCATTAATAATACCCTTCATAAAAATCATACCTTCCATAAATTCTTATCGGCTCTCCTTCGGAATCTTCTTGAGTGGCAATACTAAAAGATTTTTCATATTCAGCTTGTAACATTCCAGCTATTTGAGGATTAAATTTTATAGCTAACTGCCAGCTAAGACCATATATTAAAGTGGGATAAAAACGCGAAGGAATCTCAAGAGTATTAGTATATAATCCCACATCTTGCATCATTTTTTTGTACGAATAAAATAAGCAATTATATTGAGGTGAAGGAGTAGGCCATAAATTAAGAATAGGCGCTAAAGGTTGACGATCTAAATAATAAATACTAGGGCGACTTTGTAAGTATTTATTAGGATAAGTGTTATATTCATACTTACTTACATTGGAAATCGCAAAATCTAAAATATTGTTGTTAAAATATATTTCTTGAATATTAAGAGTTTCTCCGCCGGTTTCTCTAATTCGATAGGCTCTTGCATTAATAGGAGTATTAACATCAAACCATACGTTAACCCCTTTTATAAAATCTAATGGTGGAAGAGTAATCAATGGTACCCAGGTGGCATTATCTACCGAACTTTCAACAATGATATGATAAGTAAGATCATCATTAGATTGGATACCGACAAAATTAATCTGTTGAGTAATACCCACCCCGTAATCATAGGAAATATTTCCATCAATAGCATTTTGAGTACAAGCGGTAGTCGGATTACCATCGAATGCATTTGCAGCTATTCCACCTGCACTTGATGCGGCAATACCGTTTAATTGACGAGTAGAAGTCCTAAGATTAGCTTGAATAATATCACTCACCGTATTAGGTAAGGTATATTGTCTTTGCCCGGTTACCAGAGGCAAATAAGCACCTTGTAATGTCCACAAATTAATAGTTTTATCCATCCACTCAAGAAGCAATAGGTTTATACTTCTTCTGGCAGATTCTAGTTTTACAGGTTCTACAAACTCCCCAGAAATTCCTATTCTTTCAAACGCTTCTCTAATAAGTATTTCAACTTGTACCGACTGAAAATTATAAGTACCGGATGTAGGAAGCATTAAACCAAACCATTATATATTATTATTTTCGTTTAAAATTCCTTAGTGTCTCAGCTAATATTGCCCTTTTTTTTGTAATGGGATCTTTAGAATGGGATGCTTTTTGCAATTTTTTCTCTGGAATTTTCTTTCCTTCAGGAACTCCTAAAGTTTTATGTAAAGCTCCAGGATGTTTTATGGCTCTTTGAATCCATTTCCCATCAGCATCGGAACCCTCTACATTTTTTTTAGTCATTTTTCCCATGATTTCTCGTTTTGCTCTACTATGTGCCATATTAAATCCTTTAAATTTGTATAAAATTCATCTGAATACTATTATTTATAGTCCCTGGGGCCCCGGTAATTTCTATTAATATAGAGTTACATACAATTATATTGGCAACAGGTAAGAAAAATTGATCATCAGCATTTGCCGCTTTAATCACAAACACATTATAATTATTACTCGTATTAGTTAAATAAGTTGATCCATTCTGAGATATGTTTTCAAATGTATTATAAATAGTAGTAGAAATTGATGCAGCAGTTAATGTTGCCGTACTTAAACTATAATTAATTATAGGTCTTTCAAGATTAATCCCGATGATTGGAAAAAACCCACTATGGCCACTGCCTACACTCACAGCATTTACTGCTCCACTAACACTAATAGATGTAATCACATCGTAAATTTCTACTGAGTAAACAGTATTAGCATTAGGACCATTTATATTTTCTGTAACAAATGTTCCATTTTGAGTGCCCGTAATAGTAAATACTACCCCTGCTAGATTATTTGCAGATGTAAGAGAAATTTGCCTACTATATCCCTGAGAAATAAATGATACTTCACTATTAATCTGATTACTAAGATGACCATTTAAAATAAGATTATCTGGTCCGGTAGTGCTTTGTAGTAAACAAACATCCGAGGTATTACCGGCTGGAAAAATATATTTTAAAGATCTAGACATCAATTAATCCGTTTTTTTGATTAAGCTACCTTTTTACTCATATTGGCAAAAAGGTATCTTAAATTGTCAATTATTAAACCCCTGGTGAGCCAAAAATCCCACGAGGATTAGAAACACCAAAAGAATATCTTTCAGTAGCTTTAGCCATAACGTTATCTGTTGGATAATCAACGTAAGTATCGGTTTCAACCGGGGTTCTTTGAAAATGCTTTAACCCGTCTTCGGCATCAGTAATGATAAACCAGCTAGTAGGTGAAGTAAGGAACTGATTGATTTTATACCCGTCAGGAATATAGTTATTATGATATATAGCGTTTATATCATTGTTGGCTACATCTACACGGAATGCGGAGTTTAAAAGTCTGGATGCCGCAAATTGTAGTTCACGAGGTAATATTAGTTTCTTAGCCATAGTTTGAGACAAAATTCCACTTTGCATTGGGAACTTTTGTATTTGAATTATGGCTTGTTCTACACCCGCTTCACTAAAATCAACTGTAGCACTACCGGCTAAACTATTTGAAAACGTACCGCCATCAATTGGATGGGCAGTAGAACATACTGATTGACCGTCGCCAATAGGATAACCCGGATTAAAAGCATTGTTTAATACATTTGCACCAAGGATGTTCTTCGTTATTCTAAGTGAGTTTCTCAGAGAAACAGCTTGCTGAGGGAACTGGTTTTGGTAAAGGTTGTCCTCAACGGCCTCCTTAGTAATCGTGAAACTTAATCCCACACGCTTGTGCACAAAAGAATTTGTAATTCTAGCCCCCATTGAATCCGTAGCAATAGGTTGACCTTCCGGTTTAATATCAGCTGCTCCAAGGTATTTCATTTCAACCTCGATTTCTTGATATTTATCAGATTGGTAAGTTTTAAATATCTCTGTCCATTGTTCAGGATATGTTGGGTATTGCCCAAAAACCGCCTTTAAGCCAGGGCGTAGTAATTGAGCGATTTGACCGGTATTAATCATTTGTTATTACTCTCTATATTATGCAGGTGTGATGCCAAGGTTACCTACCCTGTACACGTGGTTATTTATTACAACTCGGACATTTAAGAATTGATTAGCAGTAGTCCCATCAGAGGCATAAATTACATTTCTTGGATCTAGGGAATATCCCAAAGCCTTCAAAGGTAATGTTGCAAGAAGTCTATTGGTTGCAGCTGTACCAACCATATTTAAATAGATAGCTGATTGTCCTGTCCTGGTGGACCCGGTGGTTGGGTTTTGAGGGACCAAGTTTGCACCACCCGCCCCTAGACCAAAACCAAAATTTTGTCCCATATATGCAAGAGTTGCAGCTGTATTTGTAGTTCCACCAAAACGTGTATCATTAGCAACGTTAGTAGCTGTGGAAACTTGTATTTCCCAGACTACATCCGGATCATCTATTACATAGGCTTTAATCATACTCCCTGGTACAACGGTAGCAGCAGCAGGCCAATACTCTGATTTTATTAGGTTGTTTGTGCCGGTTACAGTCGATAGGTATTCGCATCCTGCAAACACTCCTAATACCGGAGTTATTTCATTTGCAATAGTAGCGTTGTCTATCGGATATCTCGCTATTGTAGGAATTGCAGAAACAGTAGTTGCAGCAGCCGGATTCCAAATAACAGGATCCCCAGTAAAAATACTGGTTCCGTAAGTTGTTAACCCATCTGCACTTGCATAAATAAAATATTCAGTAGTTTTTTCTGTCCATGCTCCACCACTAATAGAAGAAACAGGGCGCAAACCAAAAGGTGCATTAGTTCCGTAAGCCATAAAAATCCTCTTATGATCTAATTATTAAAAAAAATTAGGATTCTTTTATGGACAAGCAAAAAACCAAATACGATTTTGAGTTTCGTAGAAACTATAATTGGAATTTAGATGGGGATATGTTAACCCGGTTATGACGTGTTAGTGTCTCGTTTGACAATTACTTTATGAAAAAGTAATAAAACTACGATTTTGAGTTTCGTAGAAACTATAATTGGAATTTAGACGGAGATATGTTAACCCGGTTATGACGTGTTAGTGTCTCGTTTGACAATTACTTTATGAAAAAGTAATAAAACTACGATTTTGAGTTTCGTAAAACTAATAATTGGTATTATATCACGAAATTTAATATCTTACAAAAAATTTTAATTATTTCATATTAACTTGCTAACATTATCATTCCGGTAATACCATTAGGTACGGAGTCTACCAATTCACCGCTAGCATCTACTATAGCAATTGTAACCGAGTCTACTTCTCTAACGGTCCAATAAGCATGGGATACAAAAGGCAGTACTCCTCCGGTACTTCCTAATCCAAAAAAGATACCATAATTTGTAGAGTTAAGCGGTAAACTAAAGTTTATAATATAAACCCCGGCAGAACCGGTAATAGAAACAACATTAGTTTGATCTTGTATTACAATTGTATTAGCATCTGTCGTTGGTGTAAGAGTATCGGTAAAAGTAAAATATACACGGGGTGTCGCTATTCCTGTGACATTACCGCTAATATCAATTGTAATTCCATTAATATTTACAACGCCAGTTCCTACACTGCTTATTTGGACCGATCCATTTACAATACTAGTCGTAATGAGATCACCTGTTAAAACAAGGCCATTATTAAGAGAAACAGAACCAAGACTGCTTAATGCAGGATTTAAATCAATAATCGGATTAGCTGATACACCTGTGCCATCAGGAGAAATAGTAATATTTTCTCCTCCTAATAACTCTCTTGTAGTCCAGATTAAAGGGTCCACAGACTCTATAACTAAAAAATCCGTGGTACTGACATTATTTAAATTAGAGATAGAAGTCGGTAACTTAAAGTCAATTGTTCCACCCGGAGGGGTTAAAATCCCTCCCGTAATATCAATTGTACTATCTGTACTTTCTGCTTCGACAAAATTTATACTACTCGTACCACCTCCAAAAGGTATGGGAATCCATATACCGTTTGGCGTTGAAATATCACTTAAATAAAGATAGTATATCTCTCCAGCTAGCACTGTAGTTACGCTAGTTACCCCATCGTTATACATAATTTGAAACGCATTAGTAGAAATATTATTAAAAATAATATTCTGACCATTAGTTGCAAGCGTAGCATCCGGAAGAGTGATTTTAAAATTACCGGGGCTCGCTAATACATTATTAATATCGGCAATTATAGGGCCCTCTTGAAAAGAAAAAGGCCATGATAATACTATATCACCGGTAAGGTTAATTTGTTGATATGAACTTTGCGCCATAATTAAAAGCTATTTATAGAGTTAATAGGAGACGCAAAACTGCCAAGATCATTGGATACACCACGTAATGACTTTAATTTATTTGCATTATGTTCATTAAATTTTGCCTTTTGTCTATCGGACAATATTTTAGGACGTTCCATTAAAAGAACATCTTTAAATACTGGAAACTTTTGGGCTAAAGGATCACGCCCAAATGGATCTGCAAAAGCCTTTTTCATTCTTTCTATAGGAACCGGCTCCCACCCCAGACGACATAATTCTTCTATTCGATAATCACTTTCGCCTCTGATATCTTTACGGGCCCAATGATAAACATACCCTTCTCTTGCTACTCCGGGTGGTAGAGTTAAAGGGTTGGCATACTCTAAGTCATAAGTTTCTAACATTTCATGATCTCTTGTTTCTGCTTCTCTAGTAGTACGTGTAGTCATAATTATTTACCTTTTTTTAAATCTTCTAATTTATATCTAAGCCAATCTTTTTCAGTAATACCGGCATTTGCACACATTCTTTTTTCATCGGCAGTTAATATTAACTGAGTTGAAGAAGGAGTATTACTTGTAGAGGATGGACCGTAAGCGTTTCTAACGCTACCAACATGAGCTGCTGATTCTAAACTCTTATGGTTTTTTTGTGTCTTGTTTTT